CAACCCACTCCGCACTTCTATTCCTTTTCCTTTTCATGTGTTCACTCCTTTTCAAGTTAATCTGTTGTTACTACTTACCTTCCCGCTTGAGCTCTGTATGCTTTCGCCTACGGTCGTTCAAGTGCTTTTGCATTGCTGCAATAGAGCAAGCCCTCTGCTTACTGGTGTAGCTCTCTCCAAACTTTGCCATACACTCACTCCTTTTCTTTTTTAACCTTATCAAACAAATCTATATCGGTCTTCTCAAAGGCGTATACATCGAGAACCTTCATAATCGGCTCAGACAACAACGGATTAACTATGTAGTCCATAATCGAATACAGACCACTGATGCCCTCAATCGGTTGTTTAATACGCAGCCGTCGCTTTACATATCTGAATCCATGCGCACCTTCAACGACAACAGGAAAGTTCTCTACCGTCCTGCCCTCTAAATCAGTTACCATGCAATTAGAATCAGTCGTCACAAAGGCAATAGCACAATACAAACCCTCACCAAAGTGATAGTTCATCTTTGCAAACCGCCCATCCTTAAACCCCTCCCAATCATTCGGCACAACAAATATTAACCGAGCATCGGACTCATAAGTCTTATACTGGCGGATTATTTCATTGAACCACTCTGGGTACAAATCCATATACGATACTTGCCGTTTCTTTAAACTAAACTCAACGCTCATCTCCATAATAACATCTCTCCTTAGATTATGCTGCAGCCACAAGCTCTGTAAATACTATCTTCTTTACCAACGTAACGTTTTCGTAAAACAACCATCGTGGCATTTTTTTAAAATAACTCTTATACAACTCATGCCAATTCATCTCATGCTCAAGACGAGCGCTAAATATCATTGCAGCGACACTATCAATTTGCCCTATCATAAACTTCAAATGTAATATTAGTTGTTCGTGAAAGTACTCATCGAATGGACGAACCTGAATAAGAACGTCAGTAAAATCAATGCCCTTTGGCATAGATAGAGAAATGCTATCCCCTGAATGCGATACAACCGCCCTTTCGAGGGATAGCATTTTCACTAACCGTCGGCACAGCACACGCCTAAAATATTTTAATTTCTCTTGATAAGTTTTGATTTGTTTCGTACGCTTCCGTAGTTCCCACTCAACCGTGTATGCTTCCTGCACACAATAGTCATACTGAACTCGGTTGTCGTAGGAAAACTTCCTAAGATAACGCAAGTACGAATGAGTAAGAGGAAATTGGCGAGAGTCGGTGTGCATCATTCTGCTTGTCCTTTTATCAGCCCTTTTCTAATTCGATACACTAATGATAAATAATGAACCGAAAAAACACAAGCACTATTTTACCGACTCAACAACTTTCTTACCCGCCGTACACAAAAGTTCCTCGTTCTCGCTAATAAACTTCTCAAGCTCGTTCGTACGAAACTCTTTACCACCCCACGTACAATAGCCACGTTTAGGCCCCTCCGACACGATTTTCCTCGCTATCAATGTGTCAAGAAGACCACTGTACCTATCCATGCCTTTCTCAAACATTATCTCAATGTCCGCTTGCCTAAATGGTGATGACACTTTGTTTTTCGTAACTTCTATCGTTGACTTCACGCCTATCTTATTGTCGCTCTCGTCCTTTATTTTTCCGTGCAACCGACACTCAAGCCGAACCGATGCTTGAAAAGGAACCCCCGTGCCGCCTGGAGTTGTTGTCTTCTTGCCGTACAAGACACCAATTTTTGCAATCACATGGTTTGAAATCACATACAGTATATTAGTGTCCGTCATAACATCAGAAGCAAACCGTATTCCTTTGCGCACATCAGAAGCCTTCGACATATCCCGAGCATCAAACCCTACATCCATTTCATGCTTCGTAGACAAAAGCGCTAAGGAATCAAGCGCAACAACAATCGGCATATCTGGTTCCTGGTCAAGAATCCTCTTAAGTATAGAATCCTGTGCCTTACCTTTTGAATCCTTGTACCCACGAAAGACTTTGTTGTAGTGCTCATCCACCGTAAGCGAATTGAGACGAATGAGCTCTTCGTTATCAATCCCTATCAACGCTCCAAACTCTCTGATATATGCGTCTTCGGCATCATCAAGTATTCCGATTCCGCCCAATTTCTGAACGTTCGCAATAAGATGATAAATAAGAAGAGACTTCCCCGCAGACGGGTCGCCGCTCACATCAACGACCCGACCAAAAGGAAGTCCCTTAGTATAGTCTCCCGATATCGCATAATTCAAAGCAAAGTTACCCGTGTCAAGCCACATAGGAACAACTCGTTTGTCAGTTGTTTCCGCACCCTCAACATCCTTAACAATACTCTGAATCAACTTTTTCGGCATTACATCCTCCTGATATGATAATGTTAGACGTTAAGAAACGCTGTGCGACAGGGAACTTTGTCACCGCACTCTTTACATTCCCCGCTACTTACTTTGTACTTCTCTCCAAAGCACGGCTTCCTTCCATTAGACTTTGCGTCCGCAGGTGCTTTTGTAGTATCTTTCTCTGGCTCAACCACGGCCTCTTTCTCTGGCTCAAGCGCCTTCTTGGGAGATTCTTTCTTCGGAGCATCAACAGCTTTACGTTCCACCGTCTTCGGTGCCTCTTCAGTAACTTCAACTTCAGCATGAGACGAATCAGCCTCATCCACCTGAGCAACCTCTTCGCCCGCCAAAGCAGCCTCAAGCTCTTCGTAGGATTTTGCTGCAGGCACACATTTCAAAAGACGCTGAACATCTTCTTTCCATGTCGTCGGCAGTAACTCCCGCACTGAGCATTTATCAGGGTCTGGCGTTACGCTGAACTCGTTATACCCGCTCTTCGTTTCTTTCCCTGGCGTACGGTAGATGCTAACGTTACGGCCCTCGTCAAGGTCGAGCAAATCACCCCACTTCGGGTTCGTAATGAAAACAACCAAATCCTCATAAACCTTCGGGCCCGTCTCCATAATTTGAATACCCTTTTCAGGATTCTTCAGGTCGATGATGTTATAAATGATACGCCTCTTTTGGTACAAATCCTTAGCAAGAGCCTTATCTTCGGCACTGTTACTCTTGTACAACTTTGCCGCAACTTCGCAAATCGGACACTTGTTCTTCGGGCCGAACGACCGAGGACAAATCTCTGAATGCTTGCTCCCTTCCGCACCAATGTTGAAGTGGCACATATACTCAGCAGTGATGTATGATACCTCCTCTGTTAAGTATGCGAGTGAAGGCGGAAGAATACGAATGTAATTCTCTCCATCCTTAAACTCGTAGCGGTCGGCCTGAGCTGCTTTCTTCTTTTCATACCGCTCTTTCAGTTTCTCAATGTTTAGTGGCATCTCTCCTCCTTTTTTGTTACGTTGATACTTTCATTCCGTCTGAAAACATTTCTTGCCTCTTTGTAGAGCCAAGTTGTATAAGCATGTCTTTGCGTTGCTCAAGCGCATTGACAATCGCTTTAAGTATATTCTGCTTACGCCGTGTCTCATTAACAAGCTCGGCAGACTTTGAATACCGCTCATCCTGAAGCACAGCGGCTTTTACTTTATCCTCAGTAATCTTCGCCCCCTCTTCAATCATCGTGCTCCGTTTCTCAGCGTATAAGTTAGCCTGAAGAACCTCGTGGTTCATCTTCTCAGACTCTACCTCTGCTATAGCAAACGCAAGCAAGGTAGCGAACCAGGCATACGTTCCCGCCTGCTCAATAAACTCATGCGTGAGACGAGCTTCATTTATCTTTAAGATACTGCGAAGACTTCCATTCCACTCTTTGTCACACACTTTTAAGTCCAGTTCCATATCAAGATTCATACGCATCCCCTCCGTTACACTTCTTTCATGTCTCCCCAGTTTTTTCCTATAGAATAATCAAACACCATCGGCACCTCAAGCCAGGTAAAAGCCGCAGGTATCTTTGTCTTCCACACATCGTTCATCGCCTCAATGATATGTTCTTCCTCGCCATCAATACATTCATACAGTATGCTATCGTGCACCGTAAGAATAATCTTAGCCCTAATACTGTTATCTCGAATAATTTGTCGCATAGTAATAAGCATAAACAAAACTATATCTGACGCTGAGCCCTGCACAGGAGCATTAACACCTTGCCGAAAGATTTCCCCCGAAAGCTCCCGCATCGCTCGTGCTTCGGGGAATCGTCTACGCCGCCCTGTCGGATACTCAATGAACCCTTGTATCTTCAAATCTTGTTTCACCCGCCCATACCAATACTGAAATCCTGGGTAAGTATCAAAGAACGCTTTCCTGAACTGCTGACACTCCTCAAGACTAAGCCGCAACCCATAATCTTTTTCTGCGGATTTCTGAAAGCCTTCTGCGCTCTGCCCATACAAAAATCCAAAGTTGACTGCCTTAGCGTTCTGTCGTTCGTCTTTAGTAACATTCTCGATTGCTTTGTGAACAAGCTTTGACGCCGTAAGCCTATGGATATCGATACCC